CAGATAGTATTACAGGTTCCTTTTTACAACTTCCATCACCTTCATCTTGACTAGGAGCACTATCATATAGATTACCTCCTGTAGAGACGCAATATGTGTTTGTTTGGTTTGTATCTGGTTTTATATACTTCAAAATAGTTGTTTGAAGTGAAGTATCAGTAACACACTTATTAGAAAGTGTAATTGCCTTCTCAAGTTGTTGTGCTCTAAAAGTTGAATTAAAATTATTAATTTGTGTCTGTATTCCCCAATCACTAATTGCCTTACTAATATCGGTTTCAATTTCACTAGCATTTGATCCACAACCAGTATCATATAGTGCAAATACGTTTACATTGATATACACATCATCAGGATCAGTTACAATAGGATCGATAGATGCCATTGCATATGGTCTCAAATCAGCAGCAATTTGCTTCTTAGTTGCATCATTAAGATTTGATCCTGTTTTTGTTTTAATAACAACATAGACCTTTCCATATACAGGAGGATTCAATGCATCTCCACCATAAGCAACTACAGAATCTGCATTATCATAAATGTTTTTAGTAATAATTGCATAATCCTGAGCAGTTACTGCTCTATATTGAGCAGAGTAATATCTTGGTGCATTATACTTAATGGATTCAACAGTCTCTGCACTATCTCCCTGTTGAGATTTTTGCTTAGTAACTATGTTAACACTAGCAGTAGGATACACTTTACCAGTACTATCTTCTATTTTTCCAATAAAACTAAAAGTACCAACTTGATTACCATCAGGTCCTGATGTAACCAAATACTCAAGATCGACAACCTCTCCGTCTTTTACTGCTCTACCAACACTATCATCACCAAATCTTATCTCATACCTCATATCCTCGGTCTCAGACAAGAAATATGAACGAGTTGTGGGTGTTACTGTAGCAACGGTTTCTGCACGACTATAGAGGTCATACTGAGTGGATGATTCGTTTGGTCTTATTTTTACAACTAATGTTGAAATATCAGCATCCTCTGAAGGAATTTTATATGATTGCTTTGCAAATGTATTAACAATATATGAGAAAGTAACCAAAGACCCTTCATATATGGTAACTTTATCAAGTATAGCCTCACCTGTAGTTTGATTTACACTAACTGTAATATCATTTAAAATATTCCAAAGATATGCACCACCTGATGCTACAGCACCCTTTTTCAAAGTAACTGACGTTGGATATGACCCATTTGTTTGATCCGTTGTTAAATTCAGTTTTAAACAAGATTTAGATGCACTAATAGATCTAGGCACATAATTCAATAACTTAGCAATATTAACAACATTATCCCGTACTGTAGCAGAAGGCAAAAATGCCTCATTCATTGCCATATTTGCATTAAAAGCGGTATAATACGTGTTATATGCTAATAGATCAATTAAATACGACAATGATGATCCATCAAAATCATAATCAGTAAACTCATTACGAGTTCTTAAATATGACTTTATTGAAGATTTTACATCTTCGAAATCTAATGCTGTTAGGTTATTTGGTTGCATTACTCTGGTCTCTGTAAAACAAATTCTATTGTTTCAACAATGGGTAAACCAACTATTTTATATTCAAGTGATACATTTAATTTATTTCCCTCATTGATTGGAGTAACCTCTACATTCGTAAGTTTTACTCTTGGTTCATATTGATTGATTGTCGTCCTTATTTCTTCCGCAATAGTATCTGCAGTAAATGCATCTAGCGGTTCAAATAAAAGTCTGTTTACGGACGAACCGACTAACGGTTGAAACGGTTTTTCTCCAGGAGAGGTCAAAATTATGTTTTTGACTGCTTGTTTAATGGAGTTATCATTATGTACGACAGAAAGATCGTCAGTGAAAGGATTTCTAGCAAAATTAACCGAGAAGTCTTTAAAACTTCTCGATCTTTTTAAGTCAGAACCCCCTATTTTTTTTAAAGCCATCTCCCTATCAGGACTTTATACAATTATATTTATCGTCCTTGTCCACGATAACGCTTTTTTGCTCCATTTCTGCTTGTAGCAGAGTATTTTGAGTGCTTTCCTCTTCCTTGTCTAGTCTTCTTTGGGATTGCCTCTACATAAGAGCCACCTAAAAGACTTTGCTTCATTTTTGCCATAATTAACCTCTAGTACAACCTAAAAAAACGTTTTTGCTGCATCCAGTTACTACTGAATTGCATGGATATGCCACAGTGTCATAACCAAAGGGATCTCCAAATACACCTGCTCTTCTTCCGTTAATAAAAACAGTTTTGATAGTAGCTTGATGTTGACGAGCGTGACCTTTAGCACTTTCACGACCACCTTCGATACCAACTGTACACCAATAAGCAGGATTAGTAGTACAACCTGGTGGGCATTTTTTTGGAATTCCAGTATAACATGCCTGATGTGTAACAGGTGTTGGATGTGGAATTAATTCATCTTGATCGATAATAGGAATAATTCTATTAATTAGAACATTTCTTACTATCGGTGATAAAGGAGTCTGTGGCGTTGGTGGCCATAAAGTCGTGGAATCCATGAGTTTTACAGGTTTCATCACGATCTTTGGATCCTTCGGTGGTTTTATACAACCAGGAAGAGTACCTCCTCCTAGTCCTGGATGGTGAGTTGATCCACATCCTGTTCCGTGTCCACTGCAAGTTCCCATGAACAGTGCAGCTGCACCCATACTTATTGGTCTTGCTGCTAATGGCATTCTATTGTCCTCCCTTTTTATTCATCATATGGATTACCATATGCCGCTGCTGCCCGTACCACCGTATTAGCATCTCTAGTAAGATTATGCCAGATCGACATTTCCCCAGTTGCCGTCCAAGGTTGGCAACCTGGTCCTCTTACAAGATTTCCAAAAGAGAATATATGTATTTCTTGAGTAGTTGTACCATCTCCATTATTAATTACACCAGTATCTGTGTTTGGTGTTGCTGTTGGTTGATTACATACAAAATGTGATTTACCAATATTAACAGGTGTACAACCTAAAGTTACTGTCAACTTTTGAAGTTTTTGAGGATCGGGGCGGTACTGCCGCATAAGGTATTTAGTATAAGTTGACGCATGTGGTAATTCTGTAAAACTACCTACATTAGTCTGTACCTTAGATTCGTCAAAATTAACAAATTCAGGATATACTTGTTGAGTAATATCGTCAATATTTTTTAAAACCGTTTCTTGTTCTTTTTTCTTATGGTCTATAATTTCTTGCTTATACTCTTCATCGATTGGAGTATCTTTTAGAAAATCCGTGTCATAATCTGGTATAATACGTGTTTTTAATGGATCTGTTTGAAATGTTTGTAATTTACGTTGACTACGTTGATGTACACGGTCTCTTTCAGGATCCATTTTAATTTGCATAGGAGCATTTTTAAAAATATTATTGGTATCTGTATTAACTCCACCGTAAGAGTCCTCAATTGACTTTAAATCATCCGCAGATGCACTTATATCGCCCTCTGGAAGGGTTTTTAACATATTATGATACTCATCAACCAAATCATCTCTTTTTGCTTCATTCTTAGTGTTCTCAATTGTCTCTTCATTTACATTAACAACAACTAACTGCGGTCTTATTTTTGCAGAATATCCCTTTCCTGGTTTAAGAATGTCAACAGAAGTTAATGATCCACCACTAAAATTGCCTTTTATTTTTGCTGTTAGATTATTTCCACCAGAATCTGAAACAACTTCCAAATCAGTACCATTATCTTTTGTAACAACCTCAAATTTAAGGTTACTATCAGTGGTTGTAAGAACAAAATCTGGGTTTCCGTCATCTGTAGACTTATTTGGTATGAAATTACCGTCATCATCAGGACTAGTAATATCTAATACAGGTGGTCCTGACAATTTGTCCAAATTTGCTCCTCCATTAGTGACTTCTTTCACTTGTATCTTTGCAGCACCACCCGAAATAGTGATTTTATCACCTACAGTGTACCCAGTACCAGGTTGATTCACTGTTACACTAGAAATGCGGTCAACTAAAACATTACTTGTATCATCAAGCATCGCACCAACTTCAATATCGACTGTTAATCCGCTTCCAGTACCTCCAGTAGTCGCAATATCTTCACCACTAGCGTATCCAGTTAACTGAGCAGTGGGATTTAAGTCGTCCATATTTCCAGTATTGAACTCATAAACACCTCCAGAGATGTTTATATCAGTAATTCCGCCACTTTCATTAAGAGAAATCCATGCTGAAGGGTAAATAATGCTATTAAAGATGTCTGGAGCCTTAGAATTAACGTCTCCCGTAACATATTGAAGAGATTTATCCAAAAATTCGTATAAACCTATCATAATTGCACGATCAGCAATCCCAAAACCCGCTTTTACGGTGATAACATGGTTCCTATCAGAGGTATATTGCGTATCTTTAGTAAAATTACTACCAGATCCGTCAACATACGCAACATGATACGGAAATAATCCTACTTCAGTGTGAAAAGTGCGGGTAATTGTGTGTCCATTGATCTTATCACCCTTTCTCATAATATCAGTAACGTCACCACCAGAAAGAGTAGTACTAGGACCAACAGCAGTAACTTTCAAATTAATCGTCATAGTTGCCGTTCCACCGCCCACTAGAGCAACTGTGGTAGATAATGGGAATACTTGACCTACAGTAAATCCTGTTCCATTGTTTAATATCTCAGTACATGTCCATTTAGTACCAAGCATGACTGTATTTGATTCAGGTGGTGCGGCAGAATCGTCATATCTAGGCTCAATTCTAAACTTTATTCTAAAATCTGCTGCGTTTGCCCCATCATTAATATCAAAGATTTCAAAATCAGAAGCACCAGCATCTTGATATGTCCATGGATTTTGAGATGAATTATAATCAATACCTTCTAACGTATTTGCATTCCATCCATCAGCATAGGTTACACCATCAAAACTAAGTTCGAAGTCTGTAACACCATTAGGTACTGTAGTTGCAAACTGATCATAACTAAATGCAATCTTCAGTGATTCAGTATCAATAGCAAATAGTGTAGGATGTGGGCAATCTGGGTCGCCAGTTAAATCTTCACATCCCTCATACTTTAATGTGGTTTTGGCGGGGGTACACGTGAAGTTAGTACAAGGAACACATGCAGTAGTACCAGAATAGGTATTAGTTTCACTACCTGGATCATAACCAGGTGTACCTGGCGTACCAGTAGGAAGTACTATAGTTGTAATAGTACCTTCGTCATCCTCTAACCAATATGCTGCTGTGCCAATATGTCCTGCTTCATCAGACGTATCGTAGATATAAGAAAACCATGTATCCGAAAATTGGAAGTCGAATGACAACATACTCGGAGTAAAATCTAAGTTAATTATAGTCGCATCAAATTCTTCTCTACCAAAAGTCCAACCTCCACTACAAGGGTCGGTCTTCGTTGCCATTCCACATGTTGCCGATGGTATATGTGGTGACCTATACTCAGTTAGGTAGAATGGATGCATAATAGCATCGTTATCTCTATCAGGTATGTTATAACTGTGGATAGCGTCGGGGTCACGGATGAAGGAATGTGGATATTCCTTATATTCAATCGTCACGCCCACTGAAGATCCTACCGTAGGAGGATTTGGTGCTGTGTAATTATAACAATGTACTCTTCCACAGATATCTGTAAATTGATTAGTCTTGCATCCCATCAGTCAAGTCTCTCTAGAAATTCCGTTTCTATCTTGTCTAACCTCTTATAGATTTCGGTAAAATTCTCTGCTAAGTTCATATAGTCCTCATACCCCTTTGGTTTGTAATAAGTCTTGGCGGGGGTAGGTAGTTCGGAAACATACGATTCTACCTCTTTGAGGCGATTTCCGAGCAGGTTCAGGCACTCATTAATATTCTTTATAGCCTCTCCTATCTGTTCTCCAGTGACACCAGAAACTTTAGCAGTTTCTTCTACTGGTTCAGTTATGTTTGGGGTTTCGTCAATCATTTGTTTTCTTCAGTGTAAATGCAGTACCATCGTCTGATATATCATAATCTAACTCTTGGTTGAGATCCCATCCCAGTTCTTCACAAACTTCATACGGTATCGTGACAATTAGATCACCGAAATCATCTTCTTCGAGTTTAGTTGTGAATCTATGGGACATATCTCTATAGGCGGTTAATTACTTGGGGATTGTCTGTGGGATTATTCGCTTTCCACTCCATCCATAGTGTATATAGATCATTCTCTACTTGAGAAACGAATGTAGATGCATAACAATCAGCACAGGCATACATCCTAGGGTCTAAGAAGGACTCGTACCTTATAAGTTTCTCCATTGCCCATGTACGTGTTTCTTGCATACCTATTTCCACCTTGGACCAACAACCCATCCAACTAAACTTTTACGAACACCAGATTTAACTTCACGTACTCTATGTTGTATTCTCGAATCAAATATAATTACAGTACCTTTTTTATTTGGTGCAAAAAAACGTTCTTCATTGTTTACGTTAAATTCTAATTCTCCACCTTCATAATCTTCTGGATCTGAAAGTTGAATTGAAAATGACAACTTTCTTATATATTCACCATTAAGTATAGCTATATTTTCTCCATGATTATCAGCACTAGTTAATACATTATCATTTACCATACATCTGGTTATATCATCATCAATATGCCAATCATAATATTCCCCCTTCTGATACTCCGTATATTGAATTTCATTAGTATCAATACCTTCTATATCATACATGAAATTTTCACGATTTGCTTTCATAATATAATACCATACAAATCCAGATACCCAATTACCACCATCAATCCACGCATTACTACTTTTTCTTACACCCTTAGTTTCTTCTAGTGCAGGATTTCCTACTTCATCTCGTACTACTGAGTCTTTTATTGCTTTATCATATTTTTTTAAATCCTTAACTAAAATATCAACCATCTCTGATGGTATCTCAGAAAATGTCCAATAAACTAAATGTGCCATGATTTGCTATACTGTTGTTAGATTGAAGTTTACTGAAAATGTCTTTCTAACTTCATCACTCTTATGGGGAGTAACACCATGTAACATATGACCAGGAAAGAAAATAACGTCACCTGCTTGATAATCAACGTGATGTATATTTTGATATTGTAGCAGTTTTTTCGTATTTTCGTCAAGGCATGTGTTGTTTCTGTCATAAAAGTAAAAACTTGAAAAGTCTGGACCTTTATTAAAAAACATAACACACACTAAAGAATTTTCCACATGATTGTGAATTTCTTGATATTGATTACGTTTATAAAAATTTATCCAAGGATTTGTTACCATATCATATTGATAAGGGAATTTCTCATATCTAAAATGTCTACAAATATCCTTACTTAACAAGTCCACACTGGGTTGCACTAAACTTTGCCAATCTTCAGGTGCTAAGAGTATTTTATCACTCTCACAACTACTACCCCAATTAAATTTTGTATTATCGACATCCTTCTCAGTATAAGTTTCTATTTTAGAAAGAAACTCATCAAAATTGGGAATCTCATATCTCCAATAGAAGTAAGATCCCCAAACAATGTTAAAACTCATTTTTTACCTGTGGAAAATTTTTTAATACCTGTGGAAAACTTTATTGGAATTATATATCAATCGCTCTGGGGAACCTTTGTAGGTTAGGGTAGTGGCTCAATTTAATATTTAACGGGGGCAATTTAACTGTCCTCGTTAACACTTAGCACTGTCACAGTTGTTATAACTTAGTGCGTGTAATCTGTAGTCGATTGTTGTTACATAGTGCTTACCGTGCTCATGCCTCCATTATACCTCGGATGATGCCACCTTGTCAAGTGCATGATTGTCGGCAATTTCCCAGTACCATCCGATGCTCTTCACATAATCAAACGGTGATGACCTCGGAGTATTGGGAAACTGTTCTCCACGTTCAATGCGGATGCCGTCAATGTACCTCTCCAAATCGTAGATTGATTTGAATTGACCTCTCAGAATTTGTTGGTCATCGTAGATTGTATAGTGCATTGGCAACTGTTAGTAGATAGGATTTTTCTGAACCCCTCTCATGGTTCATTATACCACGACCTCGGAGTTATTGTCAAGGGTCTCGGAGATTGTTCGGAGTGACTTGACAATTCATAGGAGACGTGCTAAGGGTGCATCACCTGAACACATTTCCAGAGAGATAAAACACACACCTAGATTTATTTAATGTTTTCCACAATTTCCGTGTACTCTGTGGAAAACCTATTATATGGTCTCTCAGGGTCTGGGAAAATCTGATCCCAGTATATAGAGTTCACACATACATTCACTTGACGAATTGGAGATAAAGAGTGCTCCGCTTCTTCAGGTGGTTTCAAAGTTTCATGGGTGCAGACCGTGATGTATTGGTCTGAAACAAAATTGACATAAGCAGAGCGTCCTTCATAGATGATAAACTGACCTCGCTCAAACTTTCTCATTGTGGAAAAGTCGTTAGTGTTTTATTTAGATTCAGGAGTACAAAAACTATAATCGATTTTACAAAGGCGATCTAGTTTGTCTTCCTGGATTTGCTTAACTGAGTTAATGGCGTTGATGCCTAGATTAGCACCAACGACCAAAACAACTGCGATTAGAAAAAATCTCATCCTATGCTCCTACGGTTTGACCGTTGAAAAATTGTGAAGTGATACCTGAAAGGCGATTAGATACGAACCAAGTCCAATTCTTTTGAAAGACTCCACAACCGTATGCGAACTCATCACATAAAGCATTTAGTCTAGACTTAGTTGTATTTGACTGCCAACCGCCATCAAAAAGTTGTAACTCTCTCTCAACGTGAAAATAGGTAGCAATGTGATTTCCATGTAGGAACACTTTAGAATGTAGACCATTATCAGCAGTAAAAACAGTAGTGTTAGAACCCGCCCAATTAGACTGAGTTCTGATTGCTCTGTTCATCTGAGTTTCAATTTTACGCATAGTGAGAAGAGTAAATGATTTTTGTTTGAGGTTTGTCCCTCATGTACTTATTATAGTGCATACGAGGCACTTGTATATGCTTAGTGTGCCACTTAATCGAGTGTCACAGCATTTTGATACGCAAGATAAAACTGATCGTATAATGCGTCATTAGATGCGAATGTAGGAAACCCGATTTGATCGGCAACCCAGTCGTATGCAAAATCTAGGTCAGCACCAAAATCCTCTACAAAGGAAGGCAACTGGTTTAGAACTTCTTGAAATTCTGAATAAGTGAAAGATGACATAATTAAAAAATGAATAAGGGTTTGCTTTGGTGGGGATCTCTACTGGCAGAGATCTTGAAACTTTTTGTATGCTAGGTTCTCAATCCAGTCAAGTGCATAAGGGTTGACTTTGATCCAGTCCTCCAAATCATCACTTGATAAACCACTGATACGCATGTACTCTTCAAATGACTCGTCCATGCAAGTTTCGTAGAGTGCTTCATGATGTAGAACTGACATAATTTCCTTTCGTGTATATACCTATTATACACACACAAGGGGGCATTTTGGGAGATTTATGTGACAGTTTGTAGTTTGTCACTCTGTATAAGATCTCTGTGAATGTAGAGCAGTTTGTCTAGGTTTAATCCCTCTAGGTCAGTCCACTCTGACACATAATCCCAATGATCCAAATCTGGTGTACCATCTACGAATGTAGGGCAAGAGCAGAATTCTTGATCCTCATCTAACCAGAAGTGTCTTCCAAAATGTAGTGAAGCGAGCATTTAAAAAACCTCCATTTGTGTACTTACTTATTATAGGGGCACATGGTACACCCTAGGGAATTCGAGTGACAGTTTATATACTGTCTTACATTCCGTTCATAAAGTCATGTAGACCTTCAAGATACTCATCATAAGTATCATAACGAGACTTTGCCCAATCGGGCACTTCCTTAACCTCGGAAGTCTTAGAAGATCCCTGACGGATCTCTGAACAAGTGTATCCTTTTTGAAGGAGATTAGGATAGAACTCACGTATAACTGAATTATTCATATGCGTAGCATAGCACAGATTAAGGCAAAAATCAAGCGACCTTGTACCACTTCTCACACTGGCACGAGATCGCTTGACTGCTGTTCTAATTCATTTTATAAATCAGATCCTCCTGTCTCTACAACTTCAACAATGTCATCAAGCACCGCTAGGATCTCGTTTCCATTGTCAGCACCGTCCAAAAGGAATTCGGCAAAATTAGGTGACATAATAATAAGAATGAGTGAACAAAAACTGGACTTACAGGGCGTAATTTCTCTGCTGAACAGAGACAACCATAGACCCTTGCCAGTGTTTAAAGTGCGGAACTATTCCGCATCCTCTGTAAGATCAGGTAAAAATGTGAATACATAATTACCCTCTTCAGGGTCAACACCGTCAACACACCACTCACTGTAAATGCTTACAGCATCATCAGGTCTACCATCCTCAGCACAATTTGTCATAGCATGGTAGTAAGCATCACGCATGGTCTCTATTTGGTGTTGATTATCGTCAACCACATCAGAGAAGGTATCAACAACGATTTCTGAATCGTGATTGCAGAATAGGTCAAGTGTAGAATCGTGCATAGTAAAAAGAAAGGTTAGTGATCGCTAGGGAATGAAATAACATCAGTTGAACTATCTTCAACTGCTACGATTTCACCAGTCATGTTATAATGAGTATCAGCAATTTGACATGCCTCTTTATAACTTTTGGTGAACTTCTTTGGTTCGGTGAATACAATGAACATGTTAAATCCTCCTTAGTAGTTTGCAATGATGTCCCAGATTTCGATGTAGTTTCTCAACCAATCTTTCTGGTAATTTGTTAATTTATCATCAGAATCACCGAAGAGAATATCATCAGCACTATGCAACTCTAGGTTATGCTTAGTGCAGAAGTCTTCCAATACATCTGATAAACAATCTAATTGTGAATCAATAACACCTGTTTTTGATGACATCAGAATTTACCTCCAGTGTTGTTAGTGTCAAGGATAGTTGGGTTAGTGACATTATCAAGCAAGTCATTTAATGTTTCATCATCAAATGAAAGTCTGATCTCATCAATTAACTCATGCCTAGATTGAATTTGCTCAAAATCTTGTGTTAGAGTCTGACGTACAAACTCTTCTAATGATTTGTAATCCATGCTATCAACACATAGATCAACATACTGCTCAATGAGTTCATCCCATTGTAGTGAAGTTAAATTTGGAACTGTCATGGTGAGAAGAAAAAAATGAAATGGGACTTACAGGACGTAATTTCTCTGCTGAACAGAGACAACCATAGATCCTTGCCCTGTATGTACTTATTATAAGGGGTCAGAGATACGTTTGGGGAAACTGTGTGACAGTTTCTAAACTGTCTCATGTTAACCACTTTTCATCAGTTGTTTCTAGTAGTTTACCTACCTTGTATTCATATCCATCACAATACTCAACCTCTTCATAATGTTGGCAATGTTCAAAATCAGATGCAATTCTTTTTGCTTCAGTTTTATTATTTGCACCAACTGTTACTGAATAGTAAACAATTTTCTTTGCTTCAAATGTGTAAGCATTTAATAAATCAGACATTAGAATTTACCTCCATTGTTGTTAGTGTCAAGTACAGTTTCGTTAGTTACGTTATCAATTAACTCATCTAATGTTTCCTCATCAAATGTATATTTAATCTCATCACATAACTCTTCTCTAGATTCAATTTCTCTTAAATCTTGTGTTAGAGTTTGTGTTACAAATGAAATCAAATCTTCCATTTCCATACTATCAACTTGTAACTGAACAGTCTGTTCAATTAGTTCATCCCATTGAGGTGTAGTTAGTTCTCTCATTGTTATACACCCCACTCAAATCTTGGGTTCTCAAGTATAATATCTCTTACTCTTTCTCTGTCTAAACTATCACCATCACCCCAAGAATAATGAACATATTCTAAATCACCTTTTTCAATCCTTCTCTTATATGTAAAGAAGGCATCATAAATGTGACCCTTAGTTAAACCTTGAATAGGATACAACTCGCTGTTAGGTGCATAGAATGACCAAACATAATTTACGAAGTTGTTAAGTTCTTTGATAGTTGGCATTACTTGTTACCTCCCTTTGTAGATTTGGTTGATAGATTTGATAAGAAGTAATAACGAATTACAGGAGTTGGATTCAACAACTGTTCATACACTTCTTTTGAAAGACTTGTTTTGTTCATTGGTTGAATTCGTTTGAACATTCTTATTATAAGGGATATTCAGGGTGAATGGGAAAATAGTGGACAGTTTGAGATCTGTCACGCCTTAATTGATATCATTACATCAGGTGCTAATGTAAGATATACTAGAGGTGGAAATGTTGGTTCAATATCAATAACCTCTAGTGAATTAGCAGGATAATATCTACCATTAGAGTCATCATAAAAGGTGACTTCAGTGTTACTTTGTTCATCATTTAACTTGTTTAAATGTTCTGCTAATTCTTTATATGTCATAATTAGTATAATTTAACCTCTGCTCTTATATTTAAATGTTTAAAGTTTTCAATACAATCTAATGCTAATTGATATGTTTTAAATGATAAATGTCTGCACATAGTTTCATTTTGAAACCAGTATCTAACAGTTGTGTTCATAATAAAAAGGGGGGATATTATCCCCCATAAGTGTACATTTAGAATTAAGAGTTTGCTATGAAGTCCTCAATGATTTGAACAACTTCTGCACTTGTTTGTGCATCTTCAAGTAGATTGAATAGAGCAACTTCAGGATTAAATGCCATGATTGTAGTAAGTTAAGGAACATCAAATAGCAGTTTAGAGTCATACTTAGGACTAAGGATTGATTACCTTAAGTATAGGTAACCACCTGCCCAATCTGCATTTGCTAAACACTTTTCACGTTGATTAATGATTCTTAAATCATATCTAACGTGCTTTGCTGGTGACTTCCAAGATGCTGGTTTGTAAACTTCGCCAGTGTTCTTATCAATGAAAGCATGAACACCTCCATCAACTTGAATAATTTTGATGTACTTCTTACCTACTTTAGTTTCAAACTTTACAGGACTATTTGAGTCAGGGTAACGACTTGTGTAGTTTGCTTCAAGAGCATCTACCAAATCCATTGCCCACATTTCAACTCTTGTTTGTAATTGGTTTGAGACTGTCATAAAGGTGTCTTTGTTTGGTACTCTGTTATTATAGGTCATTTTAGAGGCAGTGGGGAGAATAGTGTGCAGTTTGAGATCTGGCACACTAAACGTATGCTCTTGGTGGAATACCCTCTATAAAGATATATGAGACAATAGACTGTAATCTCTTTGCTATTCTCTCACCATACTTACCAGTCATAGGTACAACTATTTGACCAAAACTTTTATGGTATAAGTTATACTGACCAGCAGGTATTTTACCCTCCTTCATTGATACTCTGTCCTTCTCATGTATCCTGATAACTCTACCTATTGTCTGTGCCATTTCAATGGT